GGTACTAACCTAGATGAAGCATTAGCAGAAGCTCAAAAAGAATTTACAAGAATTAAAAATAACTTTGGTGGCTTTGAGGGAGTATCTTTAGAGGATGCATTTTCTAGTGAGCCTAAAGTTAATCTTGTTGGGGTTGAGACATATATAAACAATAATAAAACTATTCCTGTAGGTACACCTATGGGTGGTCAAAATGTTAGACGTAATACTGCTACACTAGAACGTGCTGGGTATACTATAGAAGATGGTGTTGTTACTGGTGTGCCTTACACAACTGTAGAAAATGGTGTTGTAACAAAAGTACCGCCTTCAGAAGATCCCGCAGTTAAAGAAGCTTTTATTAAAAAACTGCAGGAACACATAGTTGGGTTACAGGAAATACCCCAAGATCAATTATCTATATATGATATAAATGGTGACGGTCAAGTTAATACAGCCGACACAGTAAATGCTCTTAGAAATTTTCAAGGTTTATCAAATCCAGAAGAAATAAATACTAAAATAACAAGTGCGTTTAATAACTTTGTAGAAAACAGTCCACAGCTTTCGTCTGAAGCTATGATTAAAAAAATACAAAACGATATTGTTGGTTTAGAAAAAATATCTGCAGATGAATTAGACCTTTATGATTTTAATAACGATGGTAGTATTACAATTCAAGATACTATTACTGCGTTAAGGCATAATCAAGGTTTAGAAACTAATGAAAAAGTAGCTAGTACTTTGAGTTCTTTTCATCAACAAAATATTGGTATGCAACCTGAAACAATAGTTGAATTAGAACCAATAGTTGAACCCGAACCTGTAATTGAACCAGAACCAATAGCTGAACCAGAACCAATAGCTGAACCAGAACCAATAGCTGAACCCGAACCTGTAATTGAACCAGAACCAATAGTTGAACCCGTTGTAGATACACCAGAACCTATAGTAACACCTACGCCTACGTATAGTATGCCTAGCACTCCAAGTTTTACTACTCAACCCATGAGCAGTGGAACGTATCAATCTCCTGTAGTTACACAACCACAGTTTACTGGACCTGTTAATCCTTATACAGGTACATATCAATTACAACAAGGCATGGCATATGCTCCAAGCAATGTTCAGTTTAATGTACCTCAAATATCTACAGGCGTATTAAATCAAGGGCAAGCAATGGGATATAATCCCACACTACAATTAAATGCATCACAACCTTACAATCAAAGTGGTTACATGCCTACATTTCAATATAACGAGGGTGGAATGGTTCCTAATACAATGCAACAACAACAACCAGCATCAGCAATGCCAATGACACAAAGTACTTTTGGTGGATTTAAACCAGAGGCTATGCAACGTATTGCTGGTAGTTTGGGTTATCAAGGTGACATGGCAGGATTTGATGGATACTTAAATGCTAATCCAGATAAAAAACAAAAAATGGATATGTATAATCAAAAAGCTATGCAGATGGCTAGAGGTGGTATAGTACAAAAGTTTCAAGAAGGAGGTAGTCCAACACTTTCATATGGCGCATACGGTTACAATGAGGGCGATGCAGGGTATGTACCCTCAGATCCACGTCCATTAGGGCAGCAATATATTCCAGAGCAAGAGTTTTATCCATCTACAGTAGAAATTCCTGTTTATGACGATGCGGGTAATCAAACAGGAACACGTACTGAAACACGTGGATATAATATACAAGACGCAATGGCTACTCAGGCATTATTTCCCGGTTTACCTACAGGTGCTACTGTGGTTCCCGTTGGTGTGACACAAGAGGCTGGGCAATTTGTTGATCCAAGATCAGGTCAAGTATATGGTTCGTCTGCATTACCTACTGCACTTGCGACTACTACACAAGCAGGTATACCACAGGCTACTGCTACAACACTAATGACTGCAGCTACAGGTGCTGAAGCTGTAGATGAAGCTGTATCAGGTATGCAACCTGCCCAAGGTAAAGTAACAGATCAAGCACTTGTTACTGGTCAAGAAGGTGTATCCAGTTTAAACATTGACGCTGCTCAAGGTACTGCGACAATGATGACTAATCCTGTGACTAGAGAAATACAATCGGGTGAACTTATTAGTGGTGCTGCAGACGCACAGAAAGCTGCTAAGTTTACTGAACAAATACAAGCTGCCACAGCAGAACCGTCACAAAAGGCTACTGTACAGGGTCAATTAGAAGGTCTTATGCAGCAGTTTGAAGGTGGTGATACACCTGCATGGGCTGCTGGTGCAATGCGTAATGCTATGGGCGCTATGGCTGCTCGTGGCTTAGGTGCTAGTAGCCTTGCTGGTCAAGCTGTTGTACAGGCTGCAATGGAATCTGCATTACCTATTGCTCAAGCTGACGCACAAACACAAGCTAAATTTGAATCACAGAACTTGTCAAACCGTCAACAACGTGCTATGCTTGCGGCACAACAACGTGCACAGTTTATTGGACAAGAGTTTGATCAAGCATTTCAATCTCGTGTAATGAACGCATCTAAAATATCTGATGTTGCCAACATGAATTTTACTGCTGAACAACAGGTTGCACTAGAAAACTCTCGTGCAGCCAACAGCATGAACTTAGCTAACTTATCTAATCGTCAAGCTAGTGTAATGGCAGAAGCTGCTGCTATTGCTAACATGGACATGGCTAATCTTAATAACCGTCAACAAGCTGCAGTAATGAACGCACAAAGTTTCTTGCAGATGGATATGGCTAACTTATCTAATAAACAACAGACAGAACTATTCCAAGCACAGCAACGTGTACAGTCTTTGTTTAATGATCAAGCAGCAATGAACGCTGCAGCACAATTTAATGCTAGTTCACAGAATCAAACAGATCAGTTCTTTGCTAATCTTGCAAGTCAGACATCACAGTTTAATGCATCACAAGCTAATGCTCAGTCACAGTTTAACGCAGGACAGACTAACGTTATTGAAAGATTCAATACAGAAATTAATAACCAACGTGAGCAGTTTAATGCATCTAACCGTTTGGTAATTGATCAAGCTAATGCTACGTGGCGTAGAGAAATTGCAACAATGGACACTGCCGCAGTCAATCGTGCCAACGAAACAAACGCAGAAGCATTGTTAGGTGTATCACGTGATGCGTACAATAACCTATGGCAATACTATTCTGATAATATGGAATGGGCGTGGACATCTGCAGAAAATGAAAAAACCAGATACGTAAATATGGCACTGGCTGAGTTAAATGCTAATACTACAATGGACGTAGCTGCATTTAAAGCTGACTACCAAAGCAGTATTGGTTTTGGTAATATGATTGGTAAAATTCTTACAACAGATCTTACTGGTTCGTTGGGTGGAAGTATCTTAGGTGATGTATTTGACTTTTTGGGAGGATAAATAATGTATAATCCAGCACGTCAGGCATATAATAATTTAAAAATGCCTAAAGCAAAACGTAAACAGGAAACACCCAAAAGTATGGGTTTACTTTCTCGTGGGCCTAAGTCAGCTATGAAAACAAATAAAACTGAACTTGAACCCAATGAAAGAATAGCCAACTACGTAATGGAAATACGTCAAGGAAGACAGGAAATAAACAATGGCTGATATGCAAGAACCTATGTTAGATGCTCCTATTGCAGGACAATCCCTAACTGCAGAGTTAGGTGGTAGACCTTGGCAGCAACCACCACAGTACGCTACAGTAGAACAAGCAATACAATACCACGTACCACGTCTTATTAATCCAGAGGTACTTGATGATATAATGAATGTAATTGAAACTGGTATTCCTCTTACTCTTATTGCACAGTCACTTCAAGGTGGTGCAGTAATGCAGGGTAAACACAGTATAGATGTAGGTATTCTTATTACTCCTGTGCTTATGGAAACATTAGCATACCTTGCAGAAGAGCAAGGAGTAGAGTATAATATGGGTACAAAACTACAGACAGATGATACACCTTCTGAATCTGCTATTGCTCTTGCACTTAAAAAGTTACGCAAAGAACGTGAGAAGCTTGGTGAAACTCAAACAGTAGAGGAACCATTTGTAGAACCCATGCCAGAAGAAACAATGGAAATGGAAGAGCCACCGCAAGAAGGTGGATTAATGTCTAGGAGAATGTAATGGCTTTTAATTTTGGTGGTTTTCTTGCGGGTATGTCTGAGAGTATTGTCTCTAGCATTGAAGAAGAAGAAGCGCAGCAGCGTAGATTTGATCTTATGGCTGAAACAGATGCCATGAAACAACGCAATGCACGTAAGGCTGAACGTGATAAGAAACAAGCTGTGCTTGAAGAGTCAGCTAAGTATCTTAAATCTTTAGGATATGATGAAGATAGTATTGCACATATTGCCAAACAAGGTAATTTGGCTATAGATGATGCTATTACCTACGGTAGACTTGCACGTGAAAAAGGCATGGACATTAATACAATTTATAAGCTGGAAGGTGTGCGTGATCCTAGTGACACTAAAGAAATAGTAGTTGGGCCACAACAGGCTACAGTAACAACTGGTGTCGGTGCTGTGTCAGATTTTACTGGATTTGATAGAGATAAATTACAAGATCTTTTAGCCCCAGATTTAAAAGATAAGTTTCAAAGTAGTTTAGATGCGGCATATGCAGTAGAAAGTCAAAAGGCTTTATTTGCAAAAACACCTGAAGAACGTGATGCTGCAGAACAAAGAGCAAATAGACTCTTGCAGCGAATGAAAAGTACAGAAGGTGCTGAAGAAGGTAGACTATTTTCTGAAGGTACAATTGGTACAGAAGTAGCACGTGCACGTAAGGAAGCTAGAACTGCACTAGACTTTGCTACAGGCAAAGAAGGTGAGATTATTGGCGGTATTACAGGTAGAGTTGCAGAGTTTAATGTTGCTGAACTAGCTGCAGCCAAAAGCTTGTACGCATTTAACTACAACGCAGATACAAAACAACCTATGGACGCACTTATGAGTAATAATATTACTGCTATGCAACGTGGTGCTCAAAGTAAACTACGTCAGTACGGTTCACGTATGGCAAATGGTAACTTTAACAGCCCTCTTGAAGCTAAAAAACTAAAAGGTGTTCAAACTGAGTCTGTAAAACAGGCTGATGGAAGTATGAAAACACAGGTAACAAGTTACAAACCTCTTAGTTTAGAGGCAGCAATGCAAGGTGCAAAACAAGGTCAGTTTAAAGTAGGTGATGTTGTTCTTGTAAATGAAAAACAACAAGATGGAAGCTTTGTAACTAAAGTACAAGTCTACACAGGACTGGAAAAGTATAGTGCAAACCACGATTTATTCTTTAATGCTGCTACACTGAACCTACAGTAATAGGTACACCTATGGACAATAACTTTTTAATGCCTGAGATAGGCGAAGAAGAAGACTACATGACTGTTCCACAGACTTCTGTAGAGCAAGAGTCTTCCGTAACTATTCCTCAACTACCTGACATGATGATGCCAGAAATAGAAGAAGAGGAAGAGATACAAACATTTTCCCCCGCACAAATACAAGAAGAACAAGAGACACTAGCTGTGCCTACACCACAGACTGTGACTGCAGAGTTACAGGAAACTGTAGATGCAGCACAGCCAGCAATGGATGATCTTGATGCACGTATAGATCAGAAGTTTGGTGAAGCATTATCTATGCGTGAATCTCAACTTGACTTAGATTATATGCAAGCTCAGTTAGAAGTTGAACAGAAAGAAATAGATAAACAAGATAAGTTTTTAAAAGGTTTAGCGGAAGCTCGTGGTATATCTATAGAAGAAGTAAAGCAAGAGATAATGGAAAAAAGTCCAGAGTCTCCTGTGGATTTAGATGCACAAGAAAGAGTTATGATGACGATTTCTTCACAGCTAGATAAACCTGAACAACAAATGGAAACGTTAAAAGCTAAATTAAAAAGTGAAAACTTTATAACTAGTGGTCTTACAGAAAAATTATTAAGTACCAATCTGTCTTTAGGCGCAATAAATATTCTTGTATCTGCAGATGAGGTTGCTGATCCTTTTACAGCTATAGTTAACGTGCCTATATACTACAGAGATGCACAAGAAGCTATACGAAATGGTGACTATGCAGGTGCTGCAGGTGCTATTGCCCTTGGTACACTAGACAGTCTTGCTGCACTGCCTGTGGCTAAATTAGCTACTACAGGTGTGAATAAAGCATGGAAAACTGTAAGCGGTGGTGGTGAATACAGCCGTGTACAAACTGCAATGGCTAACGAATCTAATATCGCAGATCAAATAGCTAAAGCAAATAAAATAAAAGCAAATGAGAATAAAGAATTACGTACACAATTGATACGTGAGTTTGAAGAACGTAATAATGTAACAATTTCTGTAGAAGATACTACTGGTAATTTAAAAGTTGATCCACAAAAAGTTAGAGCAACGGGTAAACAAAAGGTTACAGACTATTACTATAACGATAAGTATGTAGGTGAAGATGGTAAGTCACTAGGTCTGGATGATCTTGCTATAGGTGAAGATGACCTAGCCATACCTATATTAAACCCTACAAAGATGGATGCTTTTGTTGGTGTTGTAAAAGATTTAGTTGACCGTAATCCTACTGCATTAAAAACAGACAAGGGTGAACGGTTAGTAGATAGAATATTTGATCTTACATTAGATAAAGAATTATTAGCTAGTGAAGACTTATTAAATGTATTAAATAAACATGGTATGTCTTACGAAGAGTACGTACTTGGTATAGTTGGGTCTGGATCTTCAGCAGGTAAATTACTTAATAAAATAGGACAACTTAAACGCATTAAACCTACATCTGTAAAAGATCAACAAGCTGAGAAAGCTAGACTTGCTACACAGAAAGCATTAGGTAAGTTCTGGACAAACACAGTTTTGCGTGGTGAAAATGTTCGTCGTGGTCTTATGGTATCGTCACTTGCTACTGCTGCACGTAACCTACAGTCAGGCTTAATACGATCTCCTATGGAGTCATTGGGTGATGTAATGGATACTGCCCTTATAAGCTACGCACAGGCCGCACAAGAAGGCAGTAAGTTTAAGGGTATAGCTACTGCAGTAAATAACATTAACCCACTGGTGCGTGATGGTACGTGGTCTGGTAGCTTCCGTAACATGCGTTACATACTTAGTGACCAAAATACTGCAGAACAATTTACAGATTACATATTGGATAGACCAGAGTTAGCTGATCAATTTGAAAGAATGTTTAATAACATTGGTGAAATACAAATGCTAACAGGCCGTGGTCAGGCTACTACAAAAGTTGGTAAAGGTTTAGACAAAGTAATGTCTAGGGTAGAAGATGTTGTTACATTTTTAAATAAACCCAACTTGTGGCAAGACCATATGATTAGACGTGCTACATTCTTCTCTGAGATGGAGCGTTTAACAAAAGCAAACTACGGTATTGATCTAAGGAAAACATTAGACGAAGGTAGAATAAAAGACTTACTAAATGATGCACCCGACTTACGTAAAGAAGGCGCACCTTCATTTGTATCAATAATTGATGATGCAGTTAAGAAGTCTTTAGATGTAACTTACGCTAGTCCACCCGACTTTGTACCATTTAAAACCATGTCAGATATGATTACACGATCTGGCTTAACTGTCATTGTACCATTCCCACGTTTTATGTTTAAGAGTATTGAGCTAATAGCTCAGTATAGTGGTGGTGCGGGTATGCTTGCAATACGTAAGGCTATATCTAAAGAGTCACGTGCTGCTGGTATGGTTGCAAGAGACAGACAGGATATATCACGTAACCTTGTGGGTCTTGCTACTATGGCTGCTTTCTATGAGTACAGAAAGTCTAACTACTCTAACGCTGACTATACTCAAATGACGTATGAAGATAAACAAGTAGACATTACAGCACAATATCCACTGCGTCAGATGTCATGGATAGGTGAAGCAGCTAAACGTATTGAAGAAGGTACATTAGCTACATGGGATGGTTTCCGTAAGAATGATGTAATGGAAACATTCTTAGGATCTTCCGCACGTACTGGTGTAGGTAACGTATTCATTGATGAGTTTGCTGCAGCAATATCTGACACAGACAGTATTGTTGATGAAGAAAAACGTAGACGTACACTTGGACGTATCACAGGGCAGTTTGTAAACACTTATCTGACACCTATCTTTCAATTATCAGAAGCACAAAGAGCCATAGGAATACGTACCAATGAGTATAAAGATACTGGCGTAGATCCTACACTAGAGGGTGGCTTTCAGGCAGAGTTCTATCGTGGCCCAATATCACGTGGTCTTGCTGCACCTTCATACGAAGAAGAATTACCTGCACGTCAGACTATAGACAAAGGTACAATGGAAAGACCCAATGCCGCTCTTAAACTATTCGGTGGTTTGTCGGTGCGGGAGAAAGATAGTGACATAACAGATTACTTAGTTGAAATAGGCTTTGGTGATCCTACATTTGAGCTAGGCAGTAAGGCTAGAGTACCATCAGAAAGACGTAATGAGAATGAATTAATTAGTATTTCATTACCTCTTGTGGTTGAGATAGCCAAGACTATGGCACAGTCAGAAGCTACCAGTAAAAAAGAAGAATACACAATAGCCCGTAAATACGTTAATGATGGGTTGCGTGACCTTAGATCTGAATATCAAATGGAAGGTATGTCTTCCGCATTGGTACAAATTGTTGATCAATTAAATAGAGTACCTAAAATAGACAGGAGCTATGCATTATTGCAATTCAAAAAGATTACAGGCAGAGATCCTGATGTGAATAGCATAGCAGATCTTACGACACTCATAGATCTATCGGAAGATGTTTACAAATAAAAGTTAAGGGGCCGCAAAGCCCCTTTTTTTATTCTTATCTAGTATCTCCGCTGCCACCTATTGTACCTGCACTTTTTCTAGCACTTAGCTTTGCCTCATTCTGTCCAGCTATCATACCCAACGTAAGGTTAAGGTCAGTAGCAAGTGCAGCACAGTACCACAGTACATCACCTATCTCACTGGCTATGTCCTCTCGCCATGTCTCAGGACGTCTATCTGGGCCATCACGTATAAGCTTCTTTACCTTGTTGGCTACCTCACCTGCCTCACCAGCAAGACCCAATGCAGGATAAAGGATCTTGTGTTGCTCAGGATAGATAGCGGTACGAGAGGCACTGCGTTGATACGCATTGAAATCAGACATGCTGTACTTCTCCTTTAGAAACTGTTCCGCTTCCTCTTTTAGCTTCATACGATATTACCCTTTTTAAATTATCATAGTAAGCTTTATTAAAACCCCTATGCCACTCACGATACTGCATTGTATCCTCATGGAAAGGGTTTATTAGTTTACCCCGCTTAAAGTTTTCGTAACCCATTTGATATTGTACTTTAAGTGGTGCATCGTATTTACCCAGACCACGATCTTTTCTGCTTGTTCTTTTTATCATAAGAAACTCCTTATGCTACGTTGATTAATGTTGCTTCGGTATAAGGCACATGGTAAAATTGTTCACCAGCATAGATGTTACGTCCACGTGCTTCACGCAGCTTATCATCTGTTAGTAGTGAACTGTCTATACACCAGCATTTATCCATGCTATTGCTGAATATATAGAACTGTAAGTTATCATGCTTAGATAGTAACTTTTTCTTACGTTCAAGTATACGTATCTCTGCCCAATTAGTAGGCCAGTCACCTACCCACGCAGTCTTTACTTCAGCTTCACTGTAATATTTTACTCCATCTTTTTGTGTTACAACGTCTGCATCGTATGACTCTGCGCTATCCATAAGTTCGTGACCCTCACCAATAAGGTGAGTGATCAGTGCTTGCTTGGCAGCTTCGTCATATTTAGCGTAAAGGTCACGTGAGAAAGGTTTTCTGTAGGCCATGTCTTACTCCGATTCTTCTGGTGTTTCTGTTTCTAGTGTAGACTTCAACTTGCCTACCAGTAGTTCACTTGATACTTTCAAGCTGTGTGACTGATAGTCTAGCTGAGACTGGATTGTATTGTTGTAAGTGATCTCCTGCAACAACTTAGTCTGTTCTTCTGTAAAGTCATCTGTTTCATACTCTACATCATCTAACGTTAGTTTAGCCATATCATTTCTCCTTTATATAGACTTAGGTATTTCAAAGCAATAGGTATTTGCGGTAGCATCTGGTGATGGTTTAGTGCTCACTAATCTTTCTTCCATTGTAACTGCTACCTTTATACATGTATTGTAATCTGGAAACAATGAATGAAAAGCTTGTACTTTCATATTACCTTGGAAGGTCATAATGAGCACTAAAACATACATCAGAACAGACCGGAGACTGTATCCACTACCATTGGAATAACAAAGTCTGCCATTACTACTGCACCTGCTAAGAATGTCATTACTTCAAACATATTATATCTCCTTATGTTATATCTACTATTTCACATACATCACCAGAGCAAGCCATAGTTTGCATTGCAACAGTGTTATCGTCTTTCTCGTACTCAGACAGCCCAGCCCAATCAATTCGTTCAGGCATAGTCTGTAGTACCATGTTATATGTGTCTTTGTCTACCTCTTGATAAGGTGCTTGCTGATAAGTATGTTCAGAGTGTGGTAAAAATGACACACCTGACATCTCATCAAAATACTTATACACAAATGCACCTACTTCCATCCACTCTTCTTCACGTACAGATATTGTAACGCTAGGTTTATGTTCACAGAAGTGCCGTTGATACATAAGCCACATCTCTAGTTGCTCAATAGCTGTCATATCATTACGTGTGACTGACCTTGTTGGTGACTTAACAGGGAAACTAAACACTGTAGTCGTATCACCCTTCATTACACATGGCTCATTAGGTATGCCCTGATCCATCATAAACTTTGTTAACGGATCTTTATTATCACCACGGACAGTACGGATATAATGGGCACTGTGGCGAGCATGTATGCCACTGGCACTATCCACCAGTTGCGAGACTGTGCCTGACGGTTTGACACATGTAATTGCAGCAGCAACAGGTATACCAAGACGGTCAGCCCATTCAGCATTAGTAGATACAGCGACCCCACGAAGATGTTCAAGTGTTTTCTCCAATCCTTTATTCCTTAATGTCATCAAGGGATTGTCCATTATCCCTGTGAGTGACACACCAAGCAGTCGTTCTTCTTCTGTATTGGTAGACCACACCTTTCGCAAGTACGGGAACTTGGTGTATGTTGACTGGATAGTTCCCAGAATTGTTGCCAAACGGATCTTTCGCTCAAGATCTTCCAAAGTATCTGTGGCACGTATAACAACTTCCGTAAGATTACAGAACTGATATGGACGAAGGATGATCTCGCTGCAAGGATTAGTTCCAAACTCGTAATCTGGATTTCTACGCTTAAACTTTTTAGCTTGGTTCTTAGCTGCTTGCCTATTATATACACCACGTTCTCCTGATTTGCTCTCAACTAATGCTTGCCATTCACGCATAAATGTTTCCATGTCTGGCTTCTCTGTATAACTAACACTGTTATTGGCTAGTGCACGATGTGCTGCAGTCTCCCACCATTGACCAGACTTTGCGTGACGCATACGATCATCTGATAAGTTAGACAAACTAATCATGGCTGATCTACGTACACCACCTACAACTACGATCTGTCCAATGAAACACATTAGATCGTGACACTCAATGCTTGACAACTTACGACCTTGTGCACCCTTGAATGTAGTCACTGCAAAGTTAAACAGTTCAACCAACGGTGCAGGTCCACTGGCTCTACCACCAAAGATCTTTAGTCTTGCACCTGCAGGACGTACCTTAGAGACATCCCACTTAGGAATCTCACCAGCCCATAGGAGAGCAAGAACTTGTCTGAACGCTTTAGCCCAACCTTCCTTACTGTCTTTGACAACGACTGTGGTATCACTGTCGAACAACTCAGGAACTTCAGGGAGTTTACTTACAAACTGCCTCTCGACACTGAAGCCGACACCAGTACCACACAAGAGGATGAACATAGCCTCGTCGAAAGATTTAGGATCATCTACGGGTAGGTAACTACAGTTGTACCCTGCAGTGTTGTCACGCTCTAATGCCTTACCAGCGGTCATCATGGCTCGCATAGAAGGCATAACCTCTAAGCTAAGAATAGCTTGTTCAATATCGTGAGCAACATTAAAGTTAGCCTCACTAGCACCACTGTCAACTACAGGTTCTACTACGTTATTCATATAACGATCTACTGTTTCATCCCATGCTTCTCGTCTACCTTCTTCGTCAAGCCATCGTGCATAACGTGACTTGTGAATGAAGGATTGATAGTCTGTTGGTAAATAATTGTCCATATACATCACTCCGTAATTAGTTTCATTGCTTTAATCTTCATACCATCTACATCGTAGATAAATTCCTGTAGTGCATCCTTTACTTCTTCATCAACAAAGCCATCCACAGGAATAGGATATTCGTCTTCGTCTATTTCTAGTGTAAGAAAGACTTTAACTATCACCGTTCTCTTCCTCAATTAATTGATTCAGATACCACTGTGCTTTCTGTAAGTCTTCTATACCATTCTTGTATCTGTACCGCCATAGGTATTTCATAATGTTACCCTGCAGGTAATACTGAAAACCTTCCTCACCAGTTGCTGCACGAATAGCATCAATACATTCTACTCCTGCAAAGTTGTAGTGCTCTGGTGAGTTTACCATATCTTTATCTGCCATACATATCTCCCCTAATTAAACTTCACTTTAACCACATTGTCTTCTACACTCTCCACTGTAGCTTTTGGTGCGGCCTCTTCTTCTTCTAACACATCATTGGCATACTTGGCAAGTATGTCTCTTACATCATTGTCATCTTCCATAGCTGGGATAGATGCACAAACCATATGACACAAGCGCATTAGGTTTACGTAGTCATCATCTGTAGTAGTGTTCTCTCCTGTAGTCACAGTGCCTACCATCAACTCCCCTGTCCAGTTTCCCTTTGGGTCTAGGAAAGGTGTGATACGTATAATAAAATCGTTTGCATCAAAGTCCATGAATACTTTTTCTTCTGTCATATTATTTCCTCTTCACTTTTTTGTATGGGAAATGTATTAGATCAGGATGCATGTCCTTACCCTTTTCATTTAACCAATCTTCTGGGATGATCCTGTCATAGTACGGGATCTTATTCTTTTCACACCACTGACCATAGGTTGTCTTTGCACCTTTACTCAGCTTACGTCTACTACTTTCAAACACAAACCTAATGTCTAGCTTTGGGTGCTGTTTCTTAATAGCGGCATGTTTACGTCTATCGTCTGATGTAAACCTACCCTTAGTTTCTATTATGATCCCATTAGGTAACACAAAGTCTGGGGTATAGGTGCGGTACATAAGATCTTCCCATTCAATCTTAATGGCTTCGTACTTGACACGAATATTAC